CGACCCGTCGCGGGGTGCTTACCCGCCAGCTCAAGGCCCAGCAGAAGGCCCTGGCGGAGCGTAAGCAGCAGCTCAACGTGGAGCTGATGCGCGGCATCCCCAGCCACCACTACGTCGAGAGCTGGGGTCCGGAGCGCGCCGCCGAATACTACACGCGCGGCCTGGAGAACCTCCGGAGGAGCATCGACTGGTGCGAGACGGCCATCGCGAAGCTGGAGGCGGAGCGCGATGCGCTCCTCCTCGCCGCCGGGGCGGCGTGAGATGGCGAACCGTCTCGCGCACGAGGTGATCGCCCTCGACCGCTTCACCGTGTCCACCGTGGCGGAGCTGCGGACCGTGCTGGAGCGGGTCCGGGCGATGGGCCTGGACGACGCCCACCTCGACGGCCCCCATAGCGTGACCGTGCTGGAGGTGACGCTGTCGGACGGCTCCCAGGCCTGCGAGCTGCTCATCAAGCCGGTGGGGTACTACTGATGCGTATCATCATCCACATGGGCGGCGCCTGGAGGCTGTCCGCCCGCGCCGTGGCCAAGCTCCGCAAGCTGGTCCTGGCCGGGGAGGGATACGACCTCGACCTCCTGGGCACCTACCTGGGCGAGGCCTGCCGCCCCGCCGATCTGGAGGACGAGTGATGACCCAGACCCTGCTGACCCTGGTCGCCGTCTTCTGCGGCGTTTGCCTGCTCGCCGGGCTGTCCAGCATCTGGGACCAGATCAAGGCCGACGAGGAGCGCACCCGGCGCGAGCTGGCGGCCTTCACCCGCAACACACAGGAGGACGAATGAACCCCCGCGCCACGCTGCTCTGCAACCAAGCAGACATCGCCTGGGCCTTGGAGGTCCACGCGACGACGCTGAAAGGCCCCTACGGCCTCGCCATGCTCTACGGGCCAGAGGACGCCCCGGAACGCATCGACTTCTGGAACGAAGAGATGCCCAAGCACGACACACCCCCGGCCGCCATCTGGCGCCCATACATGAAGGAAGACTGACGTGGCCCTGAAGATCACCAAGGCGGAGCGCACCGCGCTGGCCGCCACCATCGCGAATATCGACCGCGCCCGCGACCAGATCAACGACAGCCGCCGCGCCCTGGCGAGCTACATCGAGGAGGTCCGCGACGAGCTGTCCAATCTGGTTGCGAATGTGAACCAAGCGGTCGCCGACTACAATGGCGAGCTGGGCGACTTCACCGCGTGGCGCGACGAGCTGGCCCAACGCCTCAACGACGAGGTGGGCGAGCGCAGCGAGAAGTGGCAGGAGAGCGAGAAGGCGTCGGAGGTCGCGGACTGGATACAAACCCTGGAGAGCATCGAGCCGGAGGAGGTGGACGAGATCGAGGAGATCGAGCTGCCCGACGTCAGCGACGAGATCGAGGAAGGCGATTTTGTTGCGGAGGTGAACGATCTGGCCGACGCGCCGGAGACAGTCTGATGACCCGCCCCTACCAGTTCCGTCCCTGGGGCTGCGCGTGCGGCAGCCTGCTCCCCCGCCGGGAGCTGGCTGACGCCAGGGGCATCTTCTGCTGCTACGTCTGCGACGAGTGCGAGGCGGAGAAGCGGAGCCACTTCCGCGCCGACATCTTCACCGACCCGCATTACCCGACCATCGAGGACGTCGAGGACGACGACGACGGGAGCGCGGCGATGGACACGCTGCAGGAGGTCGAGCGGAACATGCTCCGCCTCCGCGACCTCCTGGCCAAGGCGGAGGTGTCCCTGGCGCAGATCGTGGCGCCGCCGGGGGCGGAGCAGGCCCTGGAGGACGTGCGGGAGGCGGTCCGGGAGCTGGCCAAGGCGATCCCGAGCGAGGAGGAGATCACCTCCTTCACCGACGCCGTGGTGACCCAGATGCACGAGGACGCGGACGACGACGAGGACTAGCTGGGGTGCGCGGGGTGCATAGGTGGTCCCCTTGCACCCCGGCTGCCACAGTCCCATCTCTGGTGCTCGTTGAACCGCTGCCCAGGAGACACCGATGACCCGCACCCCCGACAGCATCCGCCAGTCCAACCTCCTCGACGCCGCCAATGAGCGCGCCATGCACCGCACCCAGGTGGACATCTTCCACCAGAACGACGACGGGAGCTGGACCCTGCGCTCCTTCGGTGACGAGAAGACCGCCGTGTGGGCGGAGGGGGTCGCCGCCCGGCGCGGGGTAGTCACCCGCCGCGCCTGAAAATAAATCGGCCGGGGCCTCTTGCACCCCGGCCACCACACCCCCATCTCTTGATCTCGTTAAACCGCTGGCCCCGAAAGGCACCCCTCCGATGACCATCAACACCGACCTCCTCAACGCCAAGCTGATCCGCAGCGCGGCCCACGCCGTCGTCATGTATGCCTACGACAACGCGGAGAAGGGCTACCTCTGGTCGGCTGGCACCGACATGCAGGACGCCTCCAAGCTCTACCTGTCGCTTCACGACCACGAGCAGGCCGCCCGCTACGAGCGCGTTGCCCAGATCATGTTCAAGCAGGCCGAAGAGCGCGAGGCGGCGGAGATCGCCCTCCGCGCCGCCCAGGCCGCCGAGCAGGCCGAGAACAGCGCGGGCTGGACCTTCGGCACCCCCCTCGTGATGGAGGGCTGAGACATGACCCGCACCGAAGCCGAGAAGATCATTGCCGAGAACGAGTTCCTGGGCCGCCTCGCGACCCCCGCCCAGCGCCAGGAGGCCCGCGTCCTGCTGGGCCTGCCGGAGCCGCTGGTCGCCCAGTGGAACACCGGGCGCCTCTACCAGCGCGACGGCCAGCGCATCGGCGCCGAGCTGGTGTCCGACCGCAAGGGGGTCCGCATCCTGTTCCGCGACTACAGCCGCATGATCGACGGCGAGATCGCCGTGGTGCCGGGCGTCCCGGTGCCGGTGACGGCGGACCGCCTGAAGGCCTTCGTCATGGCCGCCTACGACCGGACCGGCGGCTACCGCATGTCGTGCGAGGCCGGGCGCCTCCGGTGGGTGGACTGAGCCATGAGCAAGATCGAGGTCACCGACATCGAGACGTTCGCTTCCCTGGTCGCGGCCCTGCTGCGCGAGGGCGTCAAGTTCAGCTCCTACCGGACCTACGGCCGGTGGGTCATCAATCTGGAGGACTAGGCCATGACCCGCATCATCTTCCGCCCGGTTACCAACACCCAGCGGAGCGCCGTCGCCCGCTTCGGGACCGACTGGCAGCTCGCCCACTGGTCCAAGCTGGGCCACCCGGTGACGGTCCGGGGCGTCCCCTCCGTGTTCATCCACCCGGTGGGCCAGCAGTGGGAGGCCCGGTGGGTCGCCGCCGCCCTGGTCGAGCTGGCGGAGCCTCCGGCCGACCCGGAGCCGACCGACGCGGAGCTGGACGCCTGGGCGGCGGAGGCGGAGGCGAACGACCCCACACAAGCCGACTGGCTGGCCATAGAGGCCCTCCGGCGCGAGCGGGCAGCCCACGTCGCCCGCGAGCGGGAAGGGGTCCAGGCGGGCGCCTGTGACCGCGCCCAGGCCGCCTGGGAGGAGGGGGGCCGCGCCGCCCGCCTGCTGGCGGAGGCGGAGCCGGAGTGGCGCCAGGACGAGCTGCCCCTGGAGGACGACGACCAGCTCGACCTCTGGGCATAACTGGGGCGCGCGGGGTGCATGGGTGGTCCCCTTGCACTCCGCCAGCCACAGGGCCATCTCTGGCTCTCGACAGTGACACTTTAACCCGGAGGCCCCGATGGCCGTTACTTCCCCCTGCCGCTACGCCATGCGCGAGATCGAGCAAGACGGCGCCGTGGTCGGCTACGCCGTCCACCAGAGCTGGACCGAAGACGGCCGCCTCGTGGACCGCGTGGCCAAGGTGTTCTCCGCCGAGACGGCGGGCATCTACGCCGCGTGGAGCTGCGCCAAGAGCATGGTGGAGGCCCTCAATGGCTAACCACAACACCCACACCCGCGCCCTGGCCTACAATGCCCCCCTGACCGGTCAGGGCATGGCCAAGCGCCAGGGCTGGAACGACGTCCTCGACGGCAAGGCCCCCGACCGGGCCTACATCGACCACGAGGACAAGTTCATTTCGATGGCCTACGAGCGCGGGCGCCTCTTCGCCTGCAATGTGAAGGCCTCCGGCCAGCGCCCGATGCGGTGGCGGACGACGACCTCGACCCCCGTGCCTCTCGGCACTCAGCTCACGCGCGCCAACCAGATGGTCGGCCGCGCCACCCCAACCCTTTGAACAGGAGGCCCCGATGGCCCAAGACCCCCACACCCACCCCTGGCAGCTCCTCGTCGCGTTCAAGAGCGACGACGAGATGAAGGACACCGCGCTGCGGTTCCGGAGCGGCTCCGCCGCCGAAGAGGCCCTGGCCCTGCTGCAGGAGGTCGAGCCGGTGCTCTGCCTCCACCTCCTCGACCCGGCCGGGCGGGAGTGGATGCACTGGGACCGCGACCCGAAAGAGGAGGGCCTGTGAGATGGCCGCCTACATCATAATGACCGCGTCGGCCACGATGCCCGCGTCGGTGAAGGCCCGCTACCGGCGGGTCGCGGTCTGCCTCGTGGCGGACCCCGAGAACCCGCCGAAGATGATCAGCCGCCGGGCGCGGGGCATGATCGAGGTCACCCAGACCTGGGAGCGGCTGAACGTCGGCAAGTGCGTTCGTTCCGCCTACGTGCGCGCCCTGCAGCGGGCGGAGACGGTCTGCGCCGAGATGAACGCCTACCGCGCCAAGCTGCTGGCGGGGGCGGCGTCGTGAGGCGCGAGTGGCTGTCGCCCCGGATGCGGGAGCTGCTGACCCGCAGCTCCATCGGCGTGTGCATCCGCTACCGGTGGGTGTGGGTGCAGGACGGGGAACCTGTCTCCGTTCTGGTCAACAACCTCCTGAAGCGGGAGTGGCTGACCGCGACCTACTACCCCGGCGGGCGGGCGGAGACGCACCCCACCGAGAGGGGGCGCTTTCGCGTTCACCTCGACGCGGCGCAGCGCGAGCAACACACACTCAACTCCGCCCTGGCGCTGGCCAGGGCGAAAGAGCTGGCAGAGAAGGAGAAGACAGCGTGAGCTACATCAACCGGGTCACTGTCAACAAGGCGCAACGGTCGCCGGGGCACTGGCAGATCAAGACCAACATCGCGACGATTGACGACCGGTCGGGGCGGCGCCTCGCCCGCCTGCAGCACTACAAGACCTTCCTGGGGACGGAGGCCCAGGCGGAGCTGGAACGCTACCGCACGCTGTGGGCGGCCAGGGGCAAGCCGGAGCTGACCTCCAGCGCCCCCGCCCCGGAGGCGGACGAGACGGTCGGGAGCTACGCCGCCCGGTGGCTCCTGGCCCGCGAGAAGGACCGGCGCGAGATCGAGGCCGCCGAGACGGAGCGCGCCCGGCGCAACCGGGTCTACCTCTACGTGGTCCCCGCCTGGGGCCACCTCCAGCTCTCGACGCTCCGGCGGGGCGAGATACTGAGCGGCGCCCAGTGGCTGGGGTGCCAGCTCTCCACGCGGACCGGCGAGAAGCTGACGCCGACCACGGTCAAGCACGCCCTGCTGACGCTGCAGGCCGTGGTGGAGGCCGCCGCCGAGCGCGGTGGCGCCAGCCTCCTGGCTTGCGACTTCGACGGCGTGAAGCGGACGCTCCTTGCCCAGACGTGGTGATCGGAGCAGCCTGTAGCCTGGGAAAACAAAGGCCCCCCGGTGTGAGCCGGGGGGCCTGACCCGGTTGGCGCCGGGGTAGCACGCAAGGAGCATTGCGCTGTGTCTGAGCATACAAGGGACGTGCCGGTTGTCCACGCCAGTGACAAGGGCGTGACAGACGCGCCACAGGAGCCTCAAGGAGGCCCGCCCAGGCCCCCCACAGAAGAGTGGACCCAAGGTACCAACCTCACGCCGGAACACCCCCTGGGGCGCCTGATGGGCCAGGAGAGGTGGTGTGTGTGGCGGTGGGTGAGGACCGGCTCCGGCAAGTGGACGAAGAAGCCGGAGCGCCCGGCGCCGGAGGGGCGCGGGTGGGGGCTGGCGACCAACAAGCCGGGCGAGGGCCGGGCGTATGAGACGGCCCGCGCGGCCGTGCTGCGGGGTGACGCGGACGGAGTGGGGTGGCTGCTGCTGGGGGAGCCGGAGCTGGTGTGGCTCGACCTCGACAAGTGCCGCGACGTGAAGACGGGAGTGTTGGACCCGTGGGCCACCGCCGTGCTGCAGCGCATCGGCAAGTGCTACATGGAGCTGACCCCCTCCGGCACCGGGGTGCGCGCGGTCGGCAAGGCGGAGGACATCCCCCACGAGGGCCAGACCAAGGTGGACATCCGCCGGGTGCTGGCGGGCGCTGGCCCATACCAGATCGCGGAGTGGGGCGGCGTGCGCGAGGCACGCGAGGGCGCGGCCATCGAGGTATTCCATAATTGTGCGCGGTTCGTAACGGTCACCGGGGCGTGGTCGCAGCTCACCATGCCCGGCGGCACGCGGCGGCCCACACCAGGGAAGGCGGGGCTATGAGCGAGGACGTGGAGCGCACGCTCGACGCGGAGCTGGGGGCCTTCGCCCTGGAGCTGCAGGGCATGGCCGCCGCCCAGAAGGGCGCGAGGGCCAATGGGGTGGGGGCCGCGCCGGGAGGGGGAGTGGAGCAGGCGCCCATCGAGGACGTGGTCGCGGCCCTCGCCGTGATCCCCAACGGGGACGGGTGGGACGACGGGTGCGGGTGGGACGATTGGAACACAATCGGAATGGCTGCCTGGCACGCGACCGGCGGGAGCGTCGATGGCTACGAGGCGTGGTCGGCCTGGAGTGGACGGTGCGCCGACAAGCACGACGAGCTGGCGTGCCAGGAGCGGTGGACGCACTGGGGCCGGTCGCCGCCCGCGCGGGTGGGGATCGGCAAGCTGGCGATCCTCGCCAAGCGAGCGACAGGCGGCACATGGCGCCAGCCATCGGCGGCGCCGGAGAAGGAGTTCGACCGTGACGAAGAGGCAATGGAAGGTGATGCTGGCGGAGTACCTCGTGCCCGCCGCCCTGGTGGCGCTGGCCGCAGCGGCGGCGGCGTGGGTGCTGACGTAGGCGAGGGGGCTGGCCCCTTCATGCGGCTGGCCGGGCGCGTGGTTTACATCAAGAAAACGTATCGATTTATGGATGGAGCGGACGACATGGCAATGGACGAGGCGAGGCTGAAGGCGCTGGGCGGGCAGGAGAAAATCCCAGGGGCGGCGGTGGCGGGCGCCAAGGGGCTGGTGGCGCGGCTGATGGCGCACGCGGTGTCCGGGCAGGACGCGATAGACCGCGTCAACCGGGGCGAGGACGCGGGCGGGATGCTGGTGGTCCACAGCATGACCCTGCGCCCAGGGGGGCCAAGGATCATGATGGAGGCGACTGAAGAGGGGCACGTGGTGTCGATGCTGAACCTGTGGCGGCCGACCCGGCTGGTCCCCAGCGACGGGGACGCGAGCGTCTGGGTCGAGCACATGACCCGGCTGATACCCAATGCGGCGGACCGCGAGCGCACCATCGACCGGTTCGCGTTCGCGCTGCAGAACCTGGGCGTGAAGCTGAACAGCGCCCTGGTCCTGCTGGGCGGACAGGGGACCGGCAAGGACAGCGCGCTGGTGCCGTTCTGGGCGGCCATCGGGGACCACAACCACGCGGTCGTGCCCGGCATGCAGATCGGCGGGGACTTCAACGAATACATGCAGAAGCCGTGGCTCCTCGTGACCGAGATGCCGTCATTCCGCAAGCGGTCCAGCTACGAGGAGATCAAGGCGCTCCTGACCACGCCCCCGGACCGGATCAGGATCAACCTCAAGGGCGTGTCGGCCTTCACCGTCCCCAACATCGCCAACCTGATCATCACCACGAACCACGCCGACGCCATCGCCTTGGCGGAGGACGACCGACGCTTCGACGTGGTGGACACGGTGATGGCGGACCAGGGCGAGGGGCACGACTACTTCCTGCGCTACTACGCGTGGCTGGAGGCGGGGGGCAACGAGGCTGTGATGGGGTGGCTGCTGCGCCGGAAGGTGACGGCATTCGACCCGAAGGTGGCGCCCCCGGTAAGCGCCGCCAAGGCGACCATGAAGCGGGAGGCGGAGCCTGCCGCGATGGCCTGGGCCAGGAGCCTGTGGGGGCCTGACGGACCCATGTCGGGGCGCGTGCTGGTGACCCTGGACGAGCTGGTGGAGCTGGCACGACGGGGCTACTGGGGTGCGGGCGACATGGCGCGGGGGCACCATTTGATCGCGCAGCTCCAGAAGGCGCTGGCTGTGGACGGGTGGAAGACGACGGGAGTGCAGGTGCTAGAGGCGGACGGCAGGCCACGCGTTTGGGCGCGGGAGGCGGTCGAGCTGTATGGCCAGATGGAGCCGAAGCTGCTGCGGACGAAGCTGGAGGAGGACCGAAAGCGTAGCGCAGGCAGTGAGTTCTGAGATAGTCGGTGCGCTGCGTGCAATGGCACGGCTGCACAGCGGACTGCACAGCTCCGAAGAGGGGTGTGCAGTCTTTTTCATATGTGGAACAGGGGGTTAAGGGCCTTTTGCATAGTGAACACTGACTTTCTATGTCTTACATGAGAAAATCAATACAATATACGCTAATTACGTATACGTTATATATATATAGGCGCGTAGGAAAACGGGGTGTGCAGTGGGGGATGAGCAGGATTGCCCGGCGGAGCAGGGACGCAAGGCGGAGCGCGAGCGGGCCAGGATCGAGCGGGCGGCGAAGCGGCAGCAGCGGGAGGCAAGCCGGGCGGAGAGCGGGTGGACGGTGCTTGGCATCGACCCTGGGAAGGGCGGAGCAGTCGCGCTGATCCGGTGCTGGTGGGGGAGGGACAGGCCGCAGCTCGACGCCGTAGGCGAGGCGGTGGACAGCCGCCGGGTGCGGCAGCTCGTCCCGGAGGCGGACCTCGTGGTGGTGGAGGGCCAGCAGGCCAGCCCGCAGATGGGCGTGGTCGGGGCGTTCAGTTTGGGGAGGGCCACAGGGAGGCTTCAGGAGGCCGTGGAGGCGGGGCTGCGGGGGAGGGCGGTCGAGGTATGGCCCGCGAGGTGGAGGGCGTCCTACGGGCTGCGTGGCGGCCCTGCGGGCAAGGCGGACGGGGTGGGTCTGGTCGAGCGGCTGCTGGGGACCGACGCGGTGCATCGGCACGATGAGGCCGACGCGGTGCTGCTCGCGTGGTGGGGCTGGCGTCATGTTTTGCTTGCGGACGCCAGTCTCACGCAGCAAGGTGACGTCTCGTGAGGTGAAACTAGGAGATATCAGGGCGTGGCGGCACTGAGGAGCGCGAGGCGGGAGCAGTTCTGCCTGCTCGTGGCGCAGGGCAACCTACCGGTGCCTGCGGCGAGGAAGGCCGGGTTCAAATCGGCCGACAAGGTGGCGTCCCAGATGATGCGGCAGCCTGCGGTCAAGGCCCGGATCGCGGAGATGTCCGAGCGGGTGGACATTGAAAAGGCGAAGGAAATTGTCCGGGTGAACGCGCCGACCAGGGAGTGGGTGCTGCGCGAGCTGGTGGATCAGGTGGAGCACGCCAAGCTGGCCAGTGACAGGGGCGCCACGCTCAAGGGGCTGGAGCTGGTTGGCAAGGAGATTGGGATGTTCGTGCAGCGGAGCATGGCGATAGAAAGTCCGCTGGCGAGGCTATCGGCCGACAAGCTGCTCGCCCTCTTGGCACTCGTTGACGAAGCGGTAGGATCGGAGCAGGTAACGATCCAGGCCCGCAACCAGCCCGCCGCGCCGCTGACAATCGAGGGACGCATCGATGTGGCGGATGGGCAGTCCGTCGAAGTGAAGGAGTAACCCATTGATATGGCTCGTGGTTCCTATGGCTTGAGAGGTGACATGCCCCCAATCATGCCCCCGCGTGCTATGTCGTTGCGATGGGCGATACAACCCTGGGTTGCAGCCTACAACCCTGGGTTGCATGGTCAGGTTGTGACGCAGACGGATCGTTCCGGCTTTGGCGCTCGACCCCCCGGCAGGGGGGTGCCGGGGGCGGGATGCGTGAACGCAGTCCCATCCACCCAAACTCCACTCTCCCACCGTAATAAACAGAAACCCAAATTTTGGCGCGGCCCTGTGGAGGCTATTTCGAGATGGTAACGGATACTCTCCTCGACAAGCTGAAGGAAGACCCCGCTGCCCTGAAGGCCCTGCGCCAGGAGACGAAGCGGCTCCTCTCCGAGCGCACCATCGAGCTGTATACGCCCTACCCCAAGCAGGAGGCCTTCCACGCCCACGGCGCCATGATGCGCGAACGGTTGCTGATGGCGGCTAACCAAGTGGGAAAGACGTATTGTGCGGGTGCGGAATGTTCATACCACCTCACTGGTGAATATCCGGTCTGGTGGCAAGGCAAGCGTTTCAGCGATCCGGTCGCCGGGTGGGCCATCGGCGTCTCCTCAGAGCTGACCCGTGATAGCTGCCAGCGCATATTGTTCGGCCGCGCCAGCTCGCCCGGCACGGGGCTGGTCCCCCGCCGCCTCATCAAGGGGTCCACCTCCGCCAGGGGCGTCAGCGAGGCCCTCGACACCGTCTCGGTGCAGCACGCCTCCGGCGGTGTCAGCACCATCGGGTTCAAGAGTTACCAGCAGGACCGGGAGAAGCTCCAGGCGGAAACGCTCCACTTCGTATGGATGGACGAAGAGCCACCGTATGACATCTATTCCGAAGCTGTTACGAGGACCAACGCGACAAACGGGATCATTTTGCTGACGTTCACTCCCCTGGAGGGCATGAGCGACGTTGTAAGGCTCTTCTATCCCAAGCCAACGACCCCGGATCGGGCACTTGTCCAGATGACGCTGGAGGACGCCGCCCACTTCTCGGAGGAGCAGCGAAACCGCGTCAAGGCGTTCTACAAGCCGCACGAGCGGGAGGCCCGGACGCGCGGCATTCCGCAATTAGGCTCCGGCAAGGTGTTCGCTGTCCCCGAAAGCGCATACACGATCGATGCCTTTTCGATACCACGTCACTGGCCGAAGATTATAGGCATAGACTTAGGGTTTGACCACCCATTTGGGGCCGTAATGCTCGCACATGACCGCGAGGCGGACGTGGTCTACATCACCCAGGCCTTCTCCGTCGCCCAGAACACCGTCGCGCAGCACTGCCAGATACTGCGCGGCTGGGGCCACGGCATCCCCGTGGCGTGGCCCCACGACGCCGCCTCCCACGACCGCACCTCCGGCGACCCGATGGCGGAGATTTACCGCCGGAACGGGTTGCAGATGCTTTTCGAGCACGCGACCTTCCCGGAGGGCGGCTACGGCCTGGAGGCGAGCATCGCGGACATGATCGACCGACTTGAGAGTGGCAGGCTGAAGATATTCAACCACCTCACCGACTGCCTTGACGAGATCAGGAACTACCACAGGAAGGAGGGCCGCCCGGTGAAGCAGCACGACGACATCGTCTCGGCCATTCGTTACGCCCTCATGATGCTGCGCTACGCCCGGCTGCCCCCTTCCAGCCGCTCCGGACCCATCAAACGCAATCTCCGGGTGATCTGACATGACCCGCTACACTGTCGGCCGGTTCGCTACTGTGGACTTGAACAATCCGGACTTCTGGCGCCTGTTTGAAAGGTTCACTTTCGACATGATCAGGCGCGGGTTCCAGCATTACAGCGCCAGGGCGGTGTTCGACCGCGTCAGGTGGGAGACGGCGGCCCCCCTGGACGACGGGACCAATTTCAAGATCGGGAACAACTGGTCCCCTTGGTATGCGCGCAAATTCCACCTCCTCCACCCGGCCCATGACGGGTTCTTCCGGACCCGCCTCGCGGAGGCGGACGTCCTCCTGCTCCCCAAAAACGACCCCGTCCTCTGGGACCACGCACACAACTAGCTACGTGCAGACTTTCACGCTTTGTTCCCATTTTCCGTTGGACGCGCACTGAGTGCT